TATCGAATTGGTATGATTTCGACGCCGGATCCGACAGCGTTACATCCAGGTCGAAGGCGGTATCGGTAGCCACCGTTTCCGAGTAGCCTTGCGTTGCAGGTGAGTGAAACATGCCTAGCGCGACCTGGACGTCATACATTCCGTGCTCCGGCGGACCTTTCGGGCCTATTGGCGTACCAAGCCCTGTCACTTCCACCAAATTTCTCGCTATAGTGATGCTGTATCTCTGCGTTATAACGTCCGCAGGCGCGGCAGATCCCCCGATGACCAGCGGTCCGAAACCGGACGCGCCAGTGATGATGTTGTAGGCGCCGACGGCGGCCGACGACCCGGCTCCTACCGCGCTTGTCGCGGCCTCTGTTTTCCCCATTCCCACGAAGTCTATGGAAATAGTGGCGTTCGATCCGTACGTCACATCGATTTTCACCGACCGAACGGCCATGCCGCTGTAAAGGGCGAACTTGTTCCCGCTTGCCAGGTAGGCAAATTCTTTCTCGATGGAAAATGTCGGCACCAGTACCCCGTTCACAACGGTATCTGTCGTCCAATCGTCTTGGCCCATTACCGCGGCGATGAATGGGTCGAAAAATCCCGCGATGAATTCCGCGCTCAAAGTTGCCGGGTATCTGACGTCTGTCATCGGCAATGCTCGAGGCATGCCATCTGCGATGATGCTCCCGTCTCGGCCGCGCGTAACGTTCGGTTTGAAGGTCTCGCTCGTATAGGGGAATTCAAACCAATCTACAGAGTCGGTCGGCGTTGTGCCTTTTGTGCCTTCCTTGACGGCACGAATTTTCGTTCTGTTAGCGCTCACTTTGTTGATCTCCTAGACTATTATTCTGACGTCGGTCAGCCTGTCCCACGCGTAACCGACAGACGCGTCATGCCTGTAATGCCCTTCGTCGACACGCTGCGGCGCAATCCACCCGCCAGTGAATTCCATACCGGATAATGTTGCGCTTTCGAGAAGGTCGATCAGTTCGCGCGCCAGGGTCAAACCGTGAAGGCTCGCATCCATGCCTTGCCCGAGTGGCGTGAAGATCGAGATTTGCAGAACGCCCGGGTGGCGGTTCATCTGGGATGGATTGCCTCCCATGCCTATCTGAACTGGCCTTCCTTCGAGCATGTAAATCCTGACATAGGTTTCGCAATTCTCGAATGGCTGCTGAGATACGAGGATCGGGATATTTTCAGGGTTAGGCCAGGCATCGAAAATGGCCATGACGGCCTCGAAGTTTTCCAGCTCAGTGCTCATGCCCCATACGTCGCCAAAATTCGACGAATATTTATGCGCAGCATGCCTTGCGGTGCCTTTACCTTGGATCCTCCATACTCTATGTCTATCGCATAGGGCATATTATTCGTAACGTGGATCGGTCCCATGCTCGGGTCAGGGCGGAGACTGCTCATGGCTTGGCTGTTGGCAGATTCGATTTCTGCCATTGAGAGTTTTTTCCCTTTCTCAAGGCGAACAATGCCGAGGTCCGGCGCGCCGCGTGAGATCTGCCAGCTTGCTCTGAGTGGGCCGTCTTCCACTGGAGTGTCTTCCGTAGTCCCGTCATAAAGGTCGAGCGCCACTGCCCGCATGCCCGCGTCACCGGATATCAGCAATTGCTTCTCGCCTAGAATCTTCTCCATGTCACGCTGGAATTTTTCGATCCCCGTGAATCCCGATGCCATTACGATGCCCTCGTAAAATTCATGCTAAACTGCGTTGTCGCTCCTGCGGGGTCGCCGAGCTGGATCTTGTCGATTCGGTAGATCTTGCCGCCCTCATCCCACTCGTCGCCAGTGGCTGCGACGAAGCCAAAAAGCGTGAATTGCTCCGAGTCCATGAACCGCACCAGGTCGTACTCCTTTTCCATCTGGCGCGCATCGGCATCGGCACCGCGCGTAAATGGATTGGCTGGACTCTCGTCAATGGCTCTGACCGAGTGCGTCGAAATTGGATCGGAAGAAAAATCAAGACGGTTGGCGCCTTGCGCTGGGTTGCGTGGCATGCGCCGATAGGTTGCAGATGGTGTAAGACCTTGATCGGCTGCAAAGCCAGCGATGAACTGATGGGCCAGGTCTTTGGCCAGAGTTTGAAGATCGGACATCAGCCCGTCATCACGCTCATCATGCGAATGCCACCAGGGCGCGAATCGAGCACAAGGTGTTCGATCTTATCCCAGGACGAAGCAGGGATAACAGCGGATCTGTCGTGTTTATCGGCCGTGAATTCCAATGGCCCTATTTTCACTTCAGCGTAACCGGCCATAGGACTGTCCGCCCGCCTATCGGCGGCAAGAAGTGACAACGCCATCTCGCACACGGCCTCGACCATCGGATCGCAAATCGTCTCGTCGTCGTAGAGCCGAGAATCGCGATCGTACAGCCCACTTCGCGGCTGATGTAGCCGCCCATCGGCGAAACGCAGCCATCCCTTGTGCCGCAATTCGTCGATCGCGCGCGTGGCGTCAATCAACGCGGCGCTCTTCTCATCATCGGATTTCGAGGTAAGGTCCGTGCTATGCGGTCTCGTCTCCGAGTAGCTCGCCAGTTGGGCCACTGTGGCGTAGCTGTTCGAGTCCCCCGCTCCCGGGGTCGCTACCACTGTCACCATGCTTTACGCGCCTCGTGTATTTGCGTTTTTTGCGCGGGGGATCGGCTTGCGCCGAAGTTTCGCCACCGTAAAGCGCCGCCCCCTCCGGTACGGCATCGGCATTGACAATGCTATAGCCGTACCTATTTTCGGAGGCGATCTTTACGGTCTTGATCGACTGATCGTCGGCCATCAAGCAACGACCTTCGACGCTAGGCGACAAGCCAAAGCGGGCCTGGGCATGCCAGTCCCTGCCAGGATGGACAATGCGGTGCGGACCTGGTAGTGCTCGGGCTTCAGAATGAAACGCAGCGCCAATCCGGTTTCAAGGTCCACCAGAGTCTCGTCAACTCCAACGGAGGTACTGGTGATCCCGAACTTTGAGAGAAGCGTGTTCATGTCCGTGCGAATGAATGCCGCAGCAAAGGCGTCGCGGTGGGCCATGATGTTGACTTCGTAGTCAGTGCCGTCTGAAAAGCATGTTATGGCTTCTGCGCCGGCCAGCGCGACCTTCAGCTTTGGCGCGATCGCGAGCGTGGCCGCAGCGGTTGCGGATGCGGCTGCCGCAGCGGTAAGGACATATTGCTGACTGTGACCTGCGAAGGTGATGACATCGCCAACCTTCAGGTCCATTGCGTTTGTCGCGCCGACAGTCGCATTGATTGAGCTGACACCAACAAGGTGCGCTCCGTTTACTACGGTGTCAGCACCGGTTCCACCAGCCGTGCCAGTCTCATGAATCGGCATTCTCTGGTCTTCTTCCCAGAAAAACCCATGGCCGCGCAAGATCGCGCCGCGCGCCACTACTTCCGGGTCTCCAGAGGTATTTGCCTGTGAGAATGTCGACACGCCGGCCATGTTGACTGTGACGTCAGGACTGACGATGGCAAAACGGTTTACGGCGGGCGCCAACTGCTTCGTCAGCCTTGCGCGCCCCTGCGCGGCCAGGGTATTGGCCCCGTCATGAAACGCTATATTGGTCGAACCGCCGATGGTGCCGTAGGAATGCACGTACGCCTTCATGAGGTGCATGGCAAATTCGCGGCTCAGCGTGGCTATGCACTCGCTCAATTGCGTTGGCATGAATCCCGCTGCCAGCTTGGCCAGTTCGCGGTCCGTCACGCGCCACGGAACTTCCTTCCAGAAGTTCACAGGGATCTGCGCTTTCCCGGTGCCGAGCTCTTGCGTGGCCGGGGCGTAGGATGCTGGCGTCACATCATTCGCAGCGACATCGGATGGAATTGGAACGTCGATCGTGTCGCCGCCCTGATTGGCGAAATCGGTTGCCTCCTGGAAGGAGGTGTTGATGTATCTTAGGATCGGGAGGTTGTTTCGCAGGGCGTCAAGCCCCATTGCGAGGACCTGCGGAACATACGAAGAAACGTCTTGGGCCATAACGGCATGACTCCTTTATTGCAATAGGGGCCATGCCGTTCGCCGGATCTGGCCTACGGAATAGCGAAATCGCTTCGCGTAGGTAGGTAGCGGCGCGCGCCGCTACCTTTTCTGTAGCATATGCGTAAAATTCTCGGTTGTCAAGCCTCCTGTCTTTGCATGACAACCTTCCCCTCCCTTATTTCCTTCCGATATTTCTGAAAGTTTTCATCGGA